GGACTCAGCAGTCGTTCCGTGACGAGTGCGACATTAATGTGCTGATGAAGCGATATGAGCGTACGGGTATCCTTCCGCAGTTCGGTCAGCGTGAGCCGCGTTATGTCGATATGGAGTCTCTGGATTTCGCGGCTGCAGCGCAGCGTGTTGCAGAGGTACGTGGTGTGTTCTCGATGTTGGACGCGCGTACGAGGTTGAGATTCGACAATGACCCGGAGGTGATGCTTGAGTTCATCGCTGATCCGGCTAATAGAGCGGAGGCGCAAAAACTTGGACTCCTTCCAGAAGATCGCCGTGCTGTGCGTAGCGAAGCGGAGCGTGTACCGGCAGATGCCGGGTCTGGAGTGCTACGGCCAGGAGCGCCCGGCGGAGACGTTCCGGGGGGGGATGCGGGTAATAGCGCATCCTCCGTGCGCTCAGTGGAGCCGGCTAAAGGGCCTGAGCCGGCGAAAGCTTGACGAGATGTGGCTCGGGCCGTTGTGCTTCGAGCATGTGCGTCAGGAAGGCGGGGTGCTGGAGCATCCCGCTTATTCGGAGTTGTGGAAGTATCTCGGCGTTAGGCCGTTCGTTGTATCGCTGCGGTGGTTCGGTTTCGCGGCGGAGAAGTTGACCGGGTTGTGGTTTAGCCAGGTAGAGATCCCGAGGCCGGATTTCTCCTTTGAGCTCGCTACGCATTGCGTGACGAGCTCGCTTAGGTCTGGCTCGAGGAAGTTGCTGAAGATGGACTCGGCTTCGGCGGCGGCAACGCCGCCTCGGTTGGCCGAGTACCTCGTGACCGCCGTGAGGCGGGGTTGGGCATAGGTCTACTTGATCTACTATGCCCAATGACACCTTTTTGTGGTAAGGTGGCATTGAAAGGAGGTGGTATATGAGGCGTCAGAAGATGGGTCGCGGGCATTCGGGTCGGACGTTCACGAGGTCTGCCCTGCGTCATCATCGGAAGAACTTTGTCGGTAATCCGATGCGTGGCGGCATCAGGCTCTGATGGACCTGATAGCGATTTTGGAGGCGCTGTTCGATTGGCTTAAGCGCTTCTGGGAAGCCTTGCTGCTGTTCTTGGACTAGTGGCGTGCTTCCGCCCCCTGAAGGTGCACTACGGCGGCGCTTCGGGGGGCATTTCTTTTGCATCGCGAGGTGTGCCAACGGAACTTCCGTGTGGGCATTGCCTCGGATGCCGCAAGGAACAGGCCCGGCAGTGGGCTTCGCGCTGCATGCACGAGGCTTCAATGCACGAGGCGTCGTGCTTCATCACGTTGACGTACAGCCAGGAGGAACTTCCCGATCCTCCGTCGCTCGCGAAGCGCGAGCATCAGTTATTTATGAAAAAGCTGCGGCGTCGTCTCGCGCCGCGGAAAATCTCTTTCTTCCTCTGCGGAGAATACGGCGATGAAGGTGGTCGACCGCACTACCATGCGATTGTCTTTGGTTGGTGGCCTGCCGACTGTGTGGTGTGGAAACGCGGGAAGGATGGGAACGTTCTTTACACGTCGGAGCTATTGGCAAAGGTTTGGGGTCATGGGTTTGCAAGCGTCGCGCCTGTCACGTTTGGGACCGCGCTCTATGTGGCGAGCTACGTGGTCAAGAAGCAAACCAAGCTGGATAGGGACCACGGCGCGTACACGTTTCTTGACCCGGAGTCTGGCGAGCTGGTCCCTCTGGAGCCGGAATACGCATGCATGAGTCGCAATCCAGCGATTGGCAAGCGTTGGCTCGAAAAATTCGGGAAGTCGGATGCGTTCAGGCACGATCAGCTCGTTGTTTCTGGTGTGCCGGCTTCCTTGCCGCGGTACTACAGGAAGATGCATGCCGAGTGGGACGAGGCAGCGGAGAAGAAGGCTCAGCGGAATCGGTATCTGCGGCGTCAGGAGCGCGGCAGGAAGGACGAGACGTCGGCGCGCCGTCTCGTTCGTGAAGCAGTGGAGCGCGCGAAAATCAACTTGAAAAAGCGAGGTGTATCGTGAGGCAAGGGATCTACATGGTGTACGACTCGAAGGTGATGGGTTTCTCGATGCCGTTCATGGCAGCGTCGGACGCTGCTGCGGCCAGGACGTTCGGTGACGCGGTGAATCGCGAGGGCACAGTGATGCACGAGCATCCCGAGGACTTCGTGCTGATGCGCGTTGCTGATGTGGACGACTCCACGGGGCAGGTGAGCGTGCCGATGACCCCGCAGGAGATTGCACAAGGGCGCGCGTTGACGAAGCGTAAGGAGGCGTGATGTTCGGGAAGATGCACCGCAATCCCTCGGTGATGAAGCACAGCTTCTCCGAGGTTCCTAGGGCTCAGATCGAGCGGTCGGCGTTCAATCGCTCGCACGGTCACAAGACGACGTTCAACGCGGGGTACTTGTACCCGATCCTCGTTGACGAGGCATTGCCGGGCGACACGGCGAAAGTGGACATGACGTCGTTCGTGCGGTTGGCGACGCCGATCTTCCCGCTGATGGACAACCTGTACCTCGACACGTTCTTTTTCGCGATCCCGTTGCGGTTGCTGTGGGACAACTGGGAGAAGTTCAACGGCGCGCAGACGAATCCGGGCGATAGCACGTCGTACTTGATCCCGACGATCACGACTACGGCGGTGACGGGCGAGGCGGAAGGGTCGATTTACGACTACATGGGCATTCCGCCCGGGGTGCCGGACCTCGAGTTTAGCGCGCTGCCGTTGCGCGCCTACGGGTTGGTCTGGAACCAGTGGTTCCGCGATCAGAACATGCAGAACTCGTTGACGGTGCCGACGGACGATGGTCCCGATTTGCCGAACGAGTATGCGCTGCAGCGCCGCGGTAAGCGGCACGATTACTTCACGTCGTGTCTGCCTTGGCCGCAGAAGGGCGATGCGGTTTCGATCCCGTTGGGTACGTCTGCGCCTGTGATGACGTCGAGCTCGCAGATCGTGAGCGGGGCGCAGGCTACGGAAACGTACCGGATGGCGGCGGACGGTAGCACGCCGCCGGCGTCGAACCGTGTTATGGCGATGAACACCGGCAATGTGCTGGACGGTTCGGTTGCCGGGTTGTCGGTTGCTGGCGGGATGTATCCGTCCAACCTGTACGCGGATCTTGAGGGCGCGACTGCTGCGACGATCAACAGCTTGCGCCAGGCTTTCGCTGTGCAGCGCATGTACGAGCGGGATGCTCGAGGTGGTACGCGGTACGTCGAAGTGATCAAGGCGCATTTCAAGGTAACGTCGCCCGACGCTAGGCTGCAGCGGCCCGAGTACTTGGGCGGTGGTAGCACGCCGATCATGGTGGCGCCTATCCCGCAGACGAGCTCGACGGATGCGACTACGCCGCAGGGGAACTTGGCGGCGTATGGAACCGGGCTTGGCATGGGTCACGGTTTCCAGATGTCGTTCACCGAGCACTGCATTATTCTCGGGCTGGTGTGCGTGCGCGCGGACCTGACGTATCAGCAGGGTTTGGACCGGATGTGGTCGCGTTCGACGCGGTTCGATTTCTTCTGGCCCTCGCTGGCTCACATCGGTGAGCAGGCGGTGTTGCGGAAGGAGATCTACACGGTGGGTGACGGGACGTTGGACAACACCGTGTTCGGGTATCAGGAGCGTTTCGCGGAGTATCGCTACAAGCCGTCGAAGATCACGGGGTTGTTCCGTTCGACGGCGGCGGGTACGCTCGACCTCTGGCATCTGTCTCAAGAGTTCTCGGCGGCGCCGACGTTGGATCCGGCGTTCATCATCGAAGATCCGCCGATTGATCGTGTGATCGCGGTGCCTACGGAGCCGCATTTCCTTTTCGATGCGTACTGCCGGTTGAAGTGCGCGCGGCCGATGCCGGTGTATGGTGTGCCGGGTCTGATCGACCACTTCTGATGGATCCCGTGTCGGCGTTTGCCCTCGCGAACGTGGGCATGGGTTTGCTGGGCGGTATCGGCCAGCATGCGACGAATCGCGCCAATCTAAGGGTGGCGCGTGAGCAGATGGCGTTTCAGGAACGGATGTCGAGCACCGCTTATCAGCGGAGTATGGCGGACATGGGTGCCGCCGGTTTGAATCCGATGTTGGCGTATATGCAGGGGGGTGCTTCTACTCCCGGTGGTGCCGGTGCTCAGATGGGCAACGTGGTCGGTAGCGGTGTCGAGATGGCTCAGTCGGCGCGGAGTCTCAACGCTGAGCTGAAGCGGCAGCGTGAGGAAACGGCGCTTGCGACGGAACGGCAGTGGACGGAGGTCCAAGGGCGCCGTGAGTCGCGGTCTCGTGAGGATATGAATTACGCGTTGACGGCGGAAGCTGCGGCGCGGACGGATAATCTTGGTGTCCAAACCGCTTTGGGTTTGGCGGATCTGCCTGCCCGGCGTGTTGCGGGTCAGGTTGGTGGCGGCCGGTTCGGAGCTGCTTCGGAGTATATCCGGCGCGGTGTTCAGTCGGTGGCGCCGGCGTTGACCGGCGTAGGCGCGCTTGGATTGGCGCGCGGGATGTTTCGTAGTGGCGCGTCTTCGGCGCGTCAGATTTCGGACCGCTCGCGGGATGGTATGATTCGCGGCGGGTCTGGTGGTGCTGCTTTTGATCGGTCGATCAATGACTTCAGATAACGGAGGCCGTCATGGGGATGTTTCGCTCTGATCCTCGCCCGGTGGTTGTGTGTGGCGAGGGCAGGACTAAGCAGTCGATGAAAGACGAGTGCGATATCAACCGGATTCTGGCGCGGTATGCCAAGTCCGGGATGTTGACGCATATTGCGAAGGGTGTCCCGACGTTCACGGATGTTTCCGAGGTCGGGGACTATCGCGGTGCGTTGGAGCATCTGCGGAGGACGCAGGAGTTCTTCATGGGTCTGCCCGCGAAGGTGCGTGCGGAGTTCAAGAACGATCCGGCGATGTTTCTGGATGCGATGGATTCGCCTGCGGGGCAGGAGAAGCTGCGTGAGCTGGGGATGATCCCCAAAGTAGAGGGGGAGCCGGCTCCGCCGGCCCCCCCAGCTCCGCCGGCTCCGCCGGCCCCCCCAGCTCCGCCGGCTCCGCCGGCGTAGGCACACTTACCCTCTCGCTGTAAGTGTGCTGACTGGTCCCTTTAGGGATCAGTCTTACGGCCTCCTCGCTTCGGCGGGGGGGCCGTTTCATGCTCAAGCTGGTCTCGGTTCTCAGCTGCCCGGAGGATCGCCAGGTGGGCGTCCGTGAGGTCCAGGTTGTTCTGCTGCCGCTTGAGCTTGATTCGTACCCGGGCAAGCAGGGCGTCGGGTACGTTCCCCTCCTCGAGGTACGCCAGTTCTCGTTGGGTCTCCTCCACGCTCGCGAGTTGTCGTAGGCGGTTGCGTTGGAGCTGTCGGATGTTGTCGGTGGTCATGGATTCTCCTTGGGGTCATGGGATGCGTAGGGCTTCCCATGCAATTTCGAGTCGTCGGGTGAGTTCGTCAATCTCTTGTATGAGCGTGTCTACTTCTTCCCTCAGCATGTCTACGCGGCGGGCGACGGAGTTGATCTTTCTCGTGTTCCGGCTTATGCGTTTTTCGAGTTTCACGGGTTCCTCCATGTGTGCGTTTAACCTGTATATAATGTAGTCGTTTTCGTTTGCTTTGTACAGTGTGTTATGTAATCGTTGTGTAAGCGTTTTGTTAGCGTTCTGTAAGCTCTCTTGTTCTCGATCTGTCGTCCCGCTAGTGCGTGAGTTAATATTTCCATTCCACTCACCCTCGATAGCGAGGTTCTCATGGCTCGACGTGCGAAGATGGGTCATCGTCATTCGAAGCGAGTTTTCACCAAGGGTGCTCAGCGTGTGCATCCGAAGAACGGTGTGGCTCGTCCGATGCGTGGTGGCATCCGGTTGTAGATGCCGTGTTACCATCCGTGGCAGCAGGACACGAAGGAAGGTTTGCGGCGTACCCTGCCTTGCGGGCGGTGCATCGGTTGTCGGTTGGAGCGGTCTCGGCAGTGGGCGGTCAGGATCATGCATGAGGCGTCGATGCACGACGCTAATTCGTTCCTGACTCTGACTCTGGATGATGCTCATTTGCCGCCGGACTTGTCGCTTGACAAGTCCATGTTTCCGGCGTTCATGCGCCGGTTTCGGAAGCGCCAGCATAAGGCGCGATATTTCCATTGTGGGGAGTATGGGGATAAGGATGGACGTCCCCATTACCATGCGTGCATGTTCGGGTATGAGTTTCCCGACAGGATTGAGGGCGGGAAGTCCAAGTCGGGCTTCCCGCTTTTTGT